GAGTAATCGCCACACCAAAACCAAAACCCGAAAAAAAATAAAAGCTTGCAATATATGCGATAATATCAGATAACTTTAATTGTACTAATTTCGGTACGTTTTTTATGAGGTAATGAAATGAACACTTTATTTACAGTTAGAACTAGCGACTTTGTATTAGACAAGGTTTTGAACCCGCTTAAAGATAAATCATACGGTGCTCTTACGCCCGATAAATTGAACGAATGGTGCGGCGTTATTCCAGATTTCTTTTGTAAATCGGTCTTAGATAATGAAACCGAAATTGATGCAATGTGCGAAAAACAACTTTCTGATTTAAAAAAAGACTACTTGCAAAATTCTATTTTATCTAAGGTCGCCGATAAAATGGACGAAGCTTATGGATATCCCGCGTTTGGTAATTCGGTTATGACTAACAAGCCGTCTGATTTTGGTATCATTTTTGGCACGGACGGCGAACCCGATTTAAACCCGCTTGGTAAATTTTCTTTTAAGTTTTTAGAAGTGCTTGTTTATGAATACGGGCTTGTTGCCTTGCGCATAATTGGCAAGCCCGATGCGGTTAAATTTGGGAGGTTCGATTGATGCCAGATATTTATTGCTCGCATTGTGGCGAACCGACGGACGTTTACGAATTGCATGATTTACGCGATCCAAACACGGAAAAGAAAAGAACGTTTAAGGAAGCGACGGCCTTATTCGCAAAATTCGGATGCGGTGCGTTTAATATCTTTTCTGAACCGTCTAAGTGTACAAATGCTGTTTATGATGATGACGCTGCAATGCGAGCATTTGTTAACCAAGAGTTGTCAGAATACGCCGACGATTGGATAGAATAAAATAAACTTGCATAATATGCGATAATATCGGATAAATGACGGGCGGGTAATACTGCCCGTTTTTTTTATGAGGTATAAAAATGAATTTAGACAAAAAAATATATGCGCAATTATATAAAGCTTATCAAGTTTTGGATGACGTGCGAGCAAAGCTTGAAAACATAAATGACGATATCGTTATTAACGAATTTCACGATGATGATCATTCTAATCTATCGGAGGGTATTCAAGATTGGTTAGGTCAAATTTATGCGCTTGATTGTGACATGGCGGAGTTTGTAAAAGATGAAACTTAAAGCGAATATAACAAGAGATGCTCTTGAACCCGTGCAATTATTTAACACTCCCGAAAATTGGGGAGAGCTTAATAAATGGATTATGGCCCATACTGATTATCAAGAGCGTATGCACATTATGACCGCCGCATATATGGCTTGGAATTTGGCTTGCTCAATTGTGGGGGGCGATAATGACAAGTAAAACATTCAGAGAAACACTCGAGGCTAAAGGTATGGCATCTACCCGCTCCGCTAGTTTGGTGCGGGCTATCGACCAATTGCACAGTTCAGTCGGTGCAATGGATAGATCTAATTTATCCTTAATGTGGAATGAATACGGCGGGCTTATGGAAGTGTTAGCCGAATATGCCCGCCACAGTAGGTGTTTGAATACGTTTGAAGACTACAAGCCTTAAACCTTTTACCTACCTTTAAAACCGATTAGCCCGCCTTTGTGCGGGCTTTTTATTTGTATTTAATACTTACTTTGGACCGCCGTCCGCGATGCCTCCCAAACGTACCGCGAGCCGCGAACCGTGCCGCAAGGTCGAATGTTTGAGATGCGCGGGAAATTCCCAGCCAATCGAAATCGCCGGGTCGATGTCCGCGTTTACTGCATCGATGTCCATTATTTTTTGTTGGGTCCCTTCCAATATCGGGTCAAGTTTTATGCAGCAAAATCAAAGAATTATGCGCAAATTTTCGCGGCCCGTGGTGCTGTGGCACGAGAGCATGGGCCATGTTTCTCTCAAATAATCATTTGCAAAATTGAACGATATGTAAGTATATGATATATATCGCATATAATCGTTTAGGGTCCCCTGGTATGAGTGTTCAGACAAATTCAGTAGAAGACAGGCATTTGAAGCTTCAATTGAGGCTCGCGCAGCTTGAAAAGCAGGAATCCTGCCGTGAAAATTTTTTAGATTTTGTTGGAACAATGTGGCCTGAATTTATATCAGGAAGGCATCATCGGATTATAGCTGAAAAACTAGAGCGTGTTGCGAGGGGTGAACTCAAGAGATTGATCATCAATATGGCTCCGCGGCACACGAAGAGTGAGTTTGCATCTTTTTTGTTTCCTGCGTGGATGATGGGCAAGAATCCTGGGATGAAGATCATCCAGGCGACGCACACGACGGAGCTTGCTGTGAACTTTGGTCGTAAGACGAAGAACTTGATTGACAGTGATGATTTCAAGACGGTGTTCCCGGAGGTTAAGTTAGCGGCGGACAGCAAGGCTTCTGGTCGGTGGGACACGAGCCGTGGCGGGATGTATTATGCTGTTGGTGTGGGATCGAACTTGGCGGGCCGTGGTGGGGATTTGGTTATTATTGACGATCCACATTCGGAGCAGACTGCGATGAGCAACAGTGGATTTGAGGATGCGTGGGATTGGTATACTGGGGGTCCCCGACAGAGGTTACAGCCTGGGGGCAGTATTGTTTTGGTACAGACTCGTTGGTCGGAGAAGGACATGACGGGTCAATTGATGCGGGCGATGGCGAAGGATGATTTAGCGGATCAGTGGGAGGTTGTGGAGTTACCTGCTATATTTGAGGACGGGACGCCGTGTTGGCCTGAGTTTTGGGGTCTTGAGGATTTGACCGCGGTCCGCGCATCTATACCTCCGAGCAAGTGGAATGCGCAGTATCAGCAGCGGCCTACTGGAGAAGAGAATGCGATTATCAAGCGGGAGTGGTGGAAAAGGTGGGAGAAGGAGAGTGTTCCGCAGTTGGAGTATGTGATACAGAGTTATGATACGGCGTTTAGCAAGCGGGAGACTGCGGATTACAGTGCGATTACGACGTGGGGTGTATTTTATCCTAATGAGGGTGGAAGCGGACCTAATTTGATATTGTTGGACAGTAAGAAGGGTCGGTGGGATTTTCCTGAGTTAAAGGGGATTGCGTTGGAGGAGTATGAGTTTTGGGACCCCGACACGGTCATTGTGGAGGCGAAGGCGAGTGGGATGCCGTTGACGCATGAATTACGGAACATGGGGATTCCTGTGGTGAATTTTACACCGAGTCGTGGTAATGATAAGGTAACGAGGGTACACAGTGTGAGTCCATTATTTGAGGCGGGGATGGTTTGGGCACCTGACACGACGTTTGCTGACGAGATGATTGAGGAGGTTGCGGCGTTTCCGAATGGGGAGTATGACGACCTTGTAGATAGCATGACACAGGCATTAATGAGGTATCGTCAGGGTAATTTTGTACAATTACCAACAGATGATTGGCAAGACGGGGAAGAATCTGCTAGGGTAAGGGCATATTATTGATTGGAGTAATTCATGGCTAGAGAACCAATTGGGGGATTAATGGATTCTGGGGTCCCTTCTCAGATGGACGAGGACGACTTGAGAGCGGAGATTGAGCTTGAGATCCCGGACTCTGGGCAGGAACCGTTGCTCACGGAACTTGGAGATGAGATAGAGATAATTGAAGAGGAGGGTGGGGACGTTGTTGTAGATTTTGACCCTGGCTCTGAGATTATGGGGGATATGGCTTTTGACGATAACTTAGCGGAATCATTATCGGATAGTGAGTTGGCTAGGATCTCTGGTGATTTGGTTAGTGAGTTTGAGGGGAACAAGGCGTCTAGGCAGGATTGGGAAGATACTTATTCCAATGGGTTGGAGCTTCTTGGTTTTAGTTACGAGGACAGGACGCAACCGTTTCGTGGAGCCTCTGGTGTGACTCATCCGTTATTGGCGGAGGCGGCGACGCAGTTTCAGGCGCAGGCGTTTAACGAGTTATTGCCTCCTTCGGGTCCTGTAAGAACTGTTGTTATGGGCAAGGAAGACCGCAAGAAGATTGATCAGGCGGAGCGTGTTAAGCAGTTTATGAATTACTATCTGACTAATGTCATGGAGGATTACACGCCTGACATGGATCAGATGCTGTTTTATTTACCGTTAGCGGGCAGTACGTTTAAGAAGGTGTATTACGATGAGAATCTGGGCCGGATTGTATCTAAGTTTGTTCCTGCGGAGCATCTTGTGGTTCCTTATGAGACTTCAGATTTGGAGACATGTCCGAATGTAACACAGGTTGTAAAGATGGATTTGAATGATTTGCGCAAGATGCAGGTCGGGGGATTTTATTTAGACATACCTGTGATTCCTGCGCAGCAGGAGATGGACGGTGTGACGGAGGAAGTAAACAGAATCGGAGGTTTTGAGCCGTCACAGATAGATTATGACTGTACTTTGTTGGAATGCCACGTTGATTTGGACCTAGAGGGTTACGAGGATATGGGGGAAGATGGCGAACCAACGGGCATTAAGATGCCTTATGTGGTGACGATTTCGCAGGATAACGGGCAAATATTGTCTATTCGGCGGAATTATCGTGAAGAAGACGAGATGCGTAGAAAGATCAATTACTTTGTGCATTACAAGTTTCTGCCGGGGTTTGGTTTTTACGGATTGGGTTTAATTCACACTATTGGCGGACTCTCAAGGTCTGCCACGGCGGCACTGAGGCAGTTGATCGACGCGGGTACGTTGTCCAACCTCCCTGCGGGTTTCAAGGCCCGCGGACTACGTATCAGAGACGATGACGATCCTCTTCAGCCTGGGGAGTTCCGCGATGTGGATGCTCCGGGTGGGGCTATCAGAGATAGTCTCATGCCGCTACCTTTTAAGGGTCCCGACCAGACACTGTTTAACTTGTTAGGTTTTGTGGTTCAGGCGGGTCAGCGGTTCGCGACCATTACTGACATGAAGGTTGGCGACGGTAATCAGCAAGCTGCTGTTGGTACAACGATAGCGATGTTGGAGCAGGGTTCGCGGGTAATGAGTGCTGTACATAAGCGGATGCATTATGCGATGCGGCAGGAGTTTAAGATTCTTGCGCGGGTTATGTCGGAGAGTTTACCGCAGGAGTATCCGTATAGTATCGCGGGCAGTGATCAGGCGGTTATGGCGAGTGATTTTGATGACCGTGTGGATATCATACCTGTATCTAATCCGAATGTATTTAGTCAGGCACAGCGGATTGCGTTAGCTCAGACTAAGTTACAGTTAGCGACTCAGGCTCCTGATATGCATAACATGCACGAAGTGTTTAGGGATATGTATGAGGCGTTGGGTGTTACAGATACTGACAGGATATTGAAATCGATGCCGGACGAGGAGCCGTTGCCCACGGACCCTGCACAAGAGAACATCAACGCATTGGACAACATGAAGTTGTTTGCGTTTCAGGGTCAGAACCATCAGGCGCATATAATGTCTCACTTGGTTTTTGGCGCGAGTCCTATGGTTGCTCAGATGCCGCCTGTTGCTTTGGGTATGCAGAAGCATGTCATGGAGCATGTGAAGATAGCGGCACAAGAGCAGGCTATGGCACAAATGTCACAAATGGGTCCTATGGATGCGGATCAGCAGGAATTGCAATTTGAGGCTATGGTTGCACAGTTTGTGGCAGAGGGTATGCAGCAGGCGAAGCAGCTATCGGCACAAGTATCTGGTGCCAATCAGCCCGATCCTTTGGTAAAGCTAAAGGAGCAGGAGTTACAGATCAAGTCTCAGTCAGAGCAATCAGATGCTCAACTGGACCAACAGAAATTGCAGCTTGACGCGCAGAATCAGCAGATGCGTGGAGAGCAGTTTGAGAAGAGGTTGGCAAGTCAAGAACAGCAGACCGCGGCTCGAATTGATAGTGCAATGCAGCGAGAACTACTTAAACAAAGAGGAAAGTAAAATGTCCAAGGTAAAAATTGTAGTAAATACGCCTACAAAAGCTCCCAAGCCTGAGACAGTCGGTAAGCCTAAAACACCGCCAATGGCGAGTGATACCATGAAGAAAGTGAAGACTCGTGGTACAGGCGCGGCAATCAAGGGCACCACTCACATGGGCTAAGTTATGGATCCCATAACTTGTGTGGCTATGGCAACAGGCGCTTTTAAGGGATTAAAGGCGGCTATTGGTGCAGGCAAAGATTTACAAGACATGACGGGACAGCTTGCCAATTGGGGCAAGGCGTTCAGTGATTTCACAAACATAGAAGAGCGGGAGAAGAATCCTCCGTTCTGGAAAAAGACGTTTAGGGGGTCTGACGAAG